ATTAGCAGAAAACAATAAACCAAGACTACTTTATTATTTTAAACGTAGAGGTTACAGAGGTTTTGCTATGAATAGACCAGATAAAAAAAGAAACAAATTATCTGTTACAGAAAGAGAAATAGGTGGTATACCTAATTCAAGTGAAGATATTAAACAAGCTCATGCATCAGCTATTGAAACCTATATAGAACATTTTGTAGGTTTAAAAGAAACAGGTTATGGTGATATGTATTTTCAACGTACACTAGAAGATTGGTCTAAGTTTAATATAAACAATAGAACAACTCATGATGCTTCTATTAGCTCAGGACTTGCTTTAATGGCTTGTAATAAACACAGGTACACACCTATAAATAAAAAAGAATTAAAACCAGTTGACTTAGGTATTAAAAAATACGACAACAAAGGTACTTTATCAAAAATTTTAAATTAATGAATATATATACTAATACCAGAAGTGATTTCCCTAGTCAAGTAGTTAGTGACGCTGAGAAAGCAAGTATTGAATACGGTAAGCAGGTAGCACAAGCTATCGAACACGAGTGGTTTTCTCAAGGTAGAACAAGTGGTAATAGATATTTAACAGCTTGGAATAATTTTCACCAATTAAGATTATATGCTAGAGGAGAACAGTCTATTCAAAAATATAAAGATGAACTGTCTATAAATGGTGACTTAAGCTATTTAAATCTAGACTGGAAACCAGTTCCTATTTTATCTAAATTTGTAGATATAGTTGTAAATGGTATATCAGAAAGAACTTATGATATAAAAGCTTATGCACAAGATCCTGAGTCAGTAAAGAAAAGAACAGAGTACGCTTCTAAAATATATGAAGACATGTTATCTAAAGAATATTTAGATAATTTAAAAAATACATTAGGTATAGATTTATATCAAGTACCTGATCCAAATCTTTTACCAGAAACAGATGAAGAATTAGAACTTCATATGCAATTAAGTTATAAGCAATCATTAGAAATAGCAGAAGAAGAAGCTTTATCTAGTGTAATGGCTCAAAACAAATATGATTTAATTAGAAGAAGATTAAACATGGATCTTACTGTTTTAGGTATTGCAGCTGTTAAAACAGATTTTAATACTGCTAACGGTATAACTATAGATTACGTTGACCCTGCTTATATGGTTTATTCTTATACAGAAGATCCTAACTTTGAAGATATATATTATGTAGGTGAATTAAAAGCTATAACAATACCTGAGCTTAAAAAAGAATTTCCTTATATATCTAATGAAGAATTAGAACGTATACAAAATATGCCAGGTAATAGATCTTATGTTACTGGTTGGGGTGATTATGATTCTAATACTGTACAAGTTTTATATTTTGATTATAAAACATATCATAATCAAACTTTTAAAATTAAAAAAACAGATCAAGGTTTATTAAAAGCTATTGAAAAACCAGATACATTTAACCCACCAGAAAATGAAACATTTGAAAAAGTTTCAAGATCTATAGAGGTTTTATATAGTGGAGCTAAAGTATTAGGAACTGATACAATGTTAAAGTGGGAATTAGCAAAAAACATGTCTAGACCTTATGCTGATACGACTAAAGTTAAAATGAATTATTCTATTTGTGCACCTAGAATATATAAAGGTAGAATAGAATCTTTGGTTAGTAAAACAATCGGTTTTGCTGATATGATTCAATTAACTCATTTAAAGTTGCAACAAGTAATGTCTAGAATAGTACCAGATGGTGTTTATTTAGATATGGACGGACTTGCAGAAGTTGATCTTGGTAATGGTACTAATTATAATCCTGCTGAAGCATTAAACATGTATTTTCAAACAGGTTCTATTGTTGGTAGATCACTTACACAAGATGGCGATATAAATCCTGGTAAAGTTCCAATTCAAGAATTAAATTCTAGTTCTGGTCAAAGTAAAATACAAAGTCTTATAAACACATATCAATATTATTTACAAATGATACGTGATGTGACCGGGCTTAATGAAGCTAGAGATGGTAGCACACCTGATAAAAACACATTAGTAGGATTACAGAAAATGGCTGCTAGCGCATCTAATGTTGCTACAAGACATATTAAGCAAGCTGGTTCTTATTTAACTCTTAGAACTGCAGAAAATATTTCTTTAAAAATAGCTGATGCTTTAGAGTTTCCATTAACAGCTGAATCATTAACTAATTCTATTAGTAATTATAATGTTAATACTTTAAAAGAAGTTGTTAATCTTAATTTACATGATTTTGGTATATTCTTAGAATTAGAACCAGATGATGAAGAAAAAGCTCAATTAGAGCAGAATATTCAAGTTGCTATACAGTCAAATGGTATTGATCTTGAAGATGCTATTGATTTAAGACAAATAAAAAATCTTAAGTTAGCTAATCAATTACTTAAAGTAAAGCGTAAGCAAAAAGCTATTAAAGATCAAGAGAATGCTCAAGCTAATATTAGAGCTCAAGCAGAATCTCAAGCAGATGCTAATGAAAAAATAGCAATGAATGAGGTTCAAAAACAAGAAGCTATTAGTGGTTCTAAAGTTCAATATGAACAAGCTAGAACACAAATGGAAATACAAAAAATGAATAATCAAGCTCAACTTGATATGCAAAAAATGCAAATGCAACATGAGTTTGATATGGAGTTAGCTCGTATGCAAGCACAAGCTCAATCTCAAAATAATTCTGCAAAAGAAGCAGCTAAAGACAGGCGTATAAAAATAGAAGGTACGCAACAAAGTAAAATGATTTCGCAAAGAAAAAACGATAGCGATCCTATAAACTTTGAACTAGAAGGTTCTGGTGGACCAATGGAACCAGGTTTATAGATTTATTTAATTATTTAATTATATTATATTATGTCAGAAAAACAAGCGGCCGTTGAGGTCAAGCAAGAAGGTGAATTTAAGTTAAAAACTAAAAAGAAAACACCTAAAAAATTAAACGAAACTAAGGATAATATTACTAAAGTCAGTGTTAATCCAAAAGAACCTTTGATTGAATTAGAGCCAGAGGTTAAAAAAGTAGTAATTCCAAAACAAGAAGAAAAAGAAGATGCCATTCAAATCGGAGAAACAAAGGAGGTATCTGTGGAAGAACCATCCGGAGATAGCGCAAAGGTGGGAGAACCTGTACAAGAGTCCAACGAGACTACTGAAGGGTTTTCTCCGATCCAAGAAGTAACTGAAGCTGAAGTCAAAGAAGTTGAAGCTGAAGTTAAAGAAGCTATAAGAGATGAAAAAGTATTAGGTAAACCATTACCTGAAAATATTGAAAAGCTAGTTGCTTTTATGGAAGAAACTGGTGGGACAATAGAAGATTATACTCGTTTAAATGCTGATTACAGTAATGTAGACGATAAAACTCTTATAAAAGAGTATTACAAAAAAAATAAACCTTATTTAGATAATTCAGATTTAGATCTTTTATTAGAAGATTTTGATTATGATGAAGATGTAGATGAGGAAAAAGATATACGCAAGAAAAAGCTTGCGTTTAAAGAAGAAGTTGCAAAAGCCAAAAACTTTTTAGAGGAAACAAAGAGTAAATATTACGACGAAATCAAGTTGAGACCCGGAGTAACTCAGGAACAGAAAAAAGCTATGGATTTTTTCAATAGATACAATAAGCAGCAAGAACAAGCTGAGCAACAACATAAAGTGTTTAAAGAAAATACTAAAAAACTTTTCGGTGATGATTTCAAAGGTTTTGATATCAAAGTAGGTGAAAAGTTATATAAGTATAACATTCAAAACAAAGATAAAGTTGCAGAAAACCAATCAAACATTAATAACCTAATCGGGAAGTTCCTTGATGAAAAAGGTAATGTTAATGATACGAGTGGTTATCATAAAGCTATGTATGCCGCTGAAAACGTAGATAAAATTGCAGCTCATTTTTATGAGCAAGGAAAAGCAGATGCAGTTAAAGAAGTTGTAAACAAATCAAAAAACTTAAGTGATACTAAAGCTAGATCTACTCAAGGTGATGTGTTTGTCGGTGGATTTAAAGTTAAAGCTATTTCTGGCGCTGATTCTACAAAACTAAAAATTAAAACAAGAAAATTTAACTAATTAAAAATTATTAATTATGAGTTTAACTCCTCAATTTGGAACAATTGTCCCATCTCAAACACAAGAGTTATTAAACAGTAACTTTATTAAGTTTAATGACGGTGGTGCTGGAAATACGGACACTTTTATCCAACAATACTTACCAGAAATCTACGAACAAGAAGTAGAGCGTTATGGAAACAGAACGTTATCTGGATTTTTACGAATGGTAGGCGCTGAAATGCCTATGACATCTGATCAAGTAATTTGGTCTGAACAAAATAGATTACATATTGCGTATGATAATGTTTCTGCTAATGGTGCTGGAACAGTTCTTACTGTTGCACCTGGTGCTACACAAGCTACTATCACTAACGTTATTTCTGTAAATGACACAGTTGTAGTTTTAGACCCTACTACAGGATCTGAAGGAAAAGCAATTGTTTCTGCCTCTGTGCCTGGTTCTACTACTGGACCTGTAGATGGTACTATAACAGTAGTTCCTTTCGATGGTAATGCTTTTACAGTTGCTAATGGATTTACTGCTACAGGATTAAAAGTATTTGTTTATGGTTCTGCTTACGCAAAAGGAACTAATACTGCAGGTACTGGTTTAAATGCTGTAAGACAAAGCGTAGAGCCAAAACTTACTCAATATTCAAACACTCCAATTATTATTAGAAACCAATACGTAGTTAATGGTTCTGATATGGCACAAATTGGATGGGTAGAAGTTGCAACTGAAGATGGTGCTTCTGGATATTTATGGTATTTAAAAGCTGAGTCTGAAACAAGACTACGTTTTGAAGATTACCTAGAAATGTCTATGGTAGAAGGTGAAAGATTAGCTGCTGCTAGTGGTATTTATACTCCTGCTTTAATTCCTGGTACTCAAGGTTTATTTGCTGCTATCGAAGAAAGAGGTAATGTAAATGTTGGGTTTACTGCTGCTGCTGGAATCGATGCTTTTGATGATATCTTGAAAAACTTAGACACTCAAGGAGCTATTGAAGAAAACATGTTATTCTTACAAAGACAAACTGCTCTTGATTTTGATGACATGCTAGCTTCAATTTCTGGTGGTGCTGCTGGAGGTACTGCATTTGGATTATTTGAAAACTCAGAAGAAATGGCTTTAAACTTAGGTTTTAGCGGTTTCAGAAGAGGTTCTTATGATTTCTACAAAACTGATTGGAAATACTTAAATGATGCTTCAACTCGTGGCGCTATCACTGGAATTAATTCTATTGAAGGTGTATTAGTACCTGCTGGAACATCAACTGTATACGATCAAGTATTAGGAACTAA